CAAGGGCACGGAAATCGACACAGAGTACAATAACATTGCCTCTGCCGTTTCCTCTAAGCCTGACGCTAACAATGGAACGCATACGGGAACCACAACGATGGCTAATCTAACATTGTCTGGTACATTCAATGGTACCGTTGATGGAGGTACCTACTAATGGCTATTGATTATACGGGCCTTTTAAGTGGCCTTCTTTCAACAGCAGGTAATATTTATGCTTCTAATCAAGCTGCCAGTGGAGCACAGCAGGCCGGTCAAGCCGCTGCAGCACAGGCACAGTTCCGTCCTGTAGGCGTAACCACTCGCTTTGGTCGCTCTGGCTTCCAGTATGGCCCTGATGGTCGTCTGATTGGTGCTGGCTTCCAAGTAGCTCCTGATGTGGCTGCTATGCGTGAGGCTCTGTTGGGTATCTCCGGAGGAGCACTGCAACAGGCACAGCAGCAGCAAGCCATGCAGAACCAAGTCAACCAAGCTGCTCAAGGCTTGTTTGGTTTAGGACAGCAGTATGTTGCTGAGTCTCCGCAGGCTGCTGCACAGCGGTTCATGGCTCAACAGCAAGAACTGTTGGCTCCTCAGGATGAGCGTGCTCTGGCACAGTTGCAGACGCAACAGTTCCGTCGTGGCACTGGCGGCCTAGCGATGGGGGCTACTGGCGCTACTCCGATGGGTGCTCCTGGTCTGCGTGCTGCTAACCCAGCTATGGAAGCCTTCTACAACGCACAGCAACAGCGTAACGCTCAGTTGGCTGCTCAGGCGCAACAGGCAGGACAGCAACAGATTCAGTTCGGTCAAGGATTGCTTGGTGGTGCTCTGAATCTCCAGCAAGGTGGATATGGTGCTCAACAGGCTGCTCTGGCTCCGTTTAGCACTGGATTCACACAGGCTACTGGTGTTGAACAAGCTGGCATGCAACCCCTGACGACAGGTGCTCAGTTGGGTGCAGGTAATGTGGCTGCTGCCCAGGCTTTAATGCAAGGACTTGGAACTGCTAATCAACTGACAGCAAACCGTAACACGGCTGTTGTTGGTGCTTTGTCTGATCCGGTGGCTCAATTAATTGGTAAACTGTTCGGAGGTTAATGATGGCTGATGGAATGATGAGTAATCCTTACCTCGGTCTTCTCAATGCTGGTCTTAGCCCTGAGCAAGCACAGGCAGAAGTTGATCGTCAACGCGCCATGCAATTTGCCAACATGAATCCACAGTCCAGGATTGCTGCTGGCATCTACGGTGGACTCACGCAAGCCTCCCGTGCTCTTGGTGCTCGTGATCCAATGCTTGAGCAGGCTTCGCAGTTGCGTCAAATGGCACAAGATTTTGATACGACTACTGCTACTGGAATGCTTCAGTATGCCAATGCATTGAAGCAAGTAAATCCTCAAATGGCTCAACAGGCTGCTATACAGGCACAGCAAATGGCTCAAATGGAAGCAAAGACTTCTCTTGTGCGTCAGCAAGCAGTTCGTGAAGAAACAAAAAATCTTAAAGAAGTTCGTTTACAGGAAGCACTTGCTGGTCTTCCTGCTAATGCTTCAGATGATGATGTGCTTGGTGTTCTTCGTCAATTTGGCGATCCTGACAAGATCATGGCTTCTATTGAAAGGCGCAATGCAGCAAAGATTGCGGCTGATGCCAAAGCACAGGCTGAAAAAGATAAGATTGAAGCAGCAGCACAGCGTGAACGAGAGCGTATTGAAGCCCGTAAAGAACTGGCAATGCTTGTCGGTTCTCAACGTAGTGCTGTGACTGATCTTCAGCGTCAACTACTGCAGGATAAGATTGATACGCAGCGTCAAAAGGTTTCTGATCTAGAAGACAAGAAAAAGAACGCTCAGGCAAACGAAGAAGCCAAAGCACAGAATGTTATTGGAATCATCGACAATGTTCTTCCTAAAGTTAGTGGTCTGAATACTGCCGGTGTTGCAGGAAAAGCACTCTCCTTTGTCCCCGGCTCTGATGCCTATGACGTTGCTCGAAACATTGAAACCATCAAGGCCAACATCGGTTTCAAGGAATTGTCTGATATGCGTCAGGCTTCGCCCACTGGTGGTGCCTTGGGTCAGGTTGCTGTTCAGGAATTGAACTTCTTGCAGGCTGCTGTGTCAAACCTTGATGTAGGTCAATCTCCTCAGCAGTTGCGTGATAACTTAGCCAAGGTTCGTAAACACTATACCCGCTGGCTTGCCACTACTCGTGGTGAGATTCCTCCGGAAGACAAGGAAGCCACTCCTTCATCCGCAGGCAAGACTGTTAAACGCACTGGTGTTGTTCAGTCTGGCCCTAATGCTGGTAAGCGAGTGATTGAATACACGGACGGTACTCGGGAGTTTCAATAATGGCTGATGAAATCAAGTGGGATGATGAAATCTCTTGGGAAGCCCCTAAGCAACGCACAGCAGGTGAAAGCCTTGCTCGTGGTGCCGGTCTAGCTACCCGTGCCGGTATCGGTGCCGTTACTGCTATTCCTGGAATGCTTGCAGACGCTCCTGTGGCAGTAGGCAATATCGTTAGTTCCTTGTTTGGTGGTAAGACAATGCAGTTGCCTTCCCAAGCACTGCAACAGACGATGACTGCTGCCGGTCTTCCGGTGCCTGAAACCACTGCTGAGAAGGCTCTTTCTGCCGGTATCGAGGCTGCTGGAGGCGCTGGACTGACTGCTCAGTTGGCCAAGGGCATACAGGCTTTGAGGCCACTGTCTCAGGGAGTTCCTCAGCAAGTTTCTGGAGCAGGCACTGCCGCTGCTGCGGCTACCCCGGTTGCTGAGGTTGTCACGGAGAAGACTGAAAGCCCTCTTGCTGGTCTTGTGGCTTCTTTGGTTGTTGGCGGCGCTGCCGGTACTGCTGGTGCTCGTGCTGCTGCAGGCCGACAGCCACAATTGCCAACTCTTGACGACATCAAAACTCGTGCTCAAACCCAATACAAGACCATGAGCGATCAGGACATTAACCTGAAGCCTAAGAGTGTTCTTGACTTTGTTGACAATACTGAGACTGAGTTAGCTAAGTTAAACCTGAATCCTAAACTAGATACCCACAAGCCAGTGGCTACGGTCTTAGAAGACTGGAAGCAAATGGTTGGCTCTCAGCGGGTATCTTTTGACAAGCTGGAGCAGATGCGGTCTAAGATGAACGAACTGCGGTCTTCTAAGGAGCCTGCTACTCGTCGTCTTGCCGGTGCCGCTATCGCTGAAATGGATCAGTTTATTGCCAACATCAAGCCTAACGACATCTTGGCTCAGAAAGGCCAGCTAGACGCTGCTGTAACCGCTGTTCAGGCTGCTCGTAAGGACTGGCGTAACCTGTCCCGTGCCAGTGTGCTGGAAGATGCTCTGGACATTGCTGAAGCGAAGGCTCTTGATCCGAAGGCTTCTGAAGGCGAGTTGATTCGTCGTCAGTTGATTAACTTGGCTGCAAACAAGGAAAAGATGCGCCTATTCACCGAGAGGGAGCAGAACGCTATCAAGTCAGTTGCCAAGGGACGCACAGGCGATCCGCTGCTGTCTCTGGCTGCTAGGTTCAACCCTGAGCGCAGTCAGTTGGTTGCTGCCGGTAGTCTTGCTGGCGCTGCTGCAAACCCTGCGGCTGCTGCCATGATCTCTGGCGGTGGCTTCCTTGCTGACCGTGCCCTATCTGCACAACGGCGTGCTGATGCTCAACGACTGATGAAGCAGATTGGCTCTGGTCAACTTCCTGCTGAAGATGTCAATACCTTGTTTGCTCGGATGTTTGGAGCATCCCAAGGAGGTAACCAGTAATGTTTGAAATGCTAGGAGGCGGTCTTCTAGGCAGTATCTTTGGTGGCCTGTTCCGTCTGGCCCCGGAGGTACTGAAATGGCTTGACCGTAAAGATGAACGAAGCCACGAACTGAAGATGTTTTCTCTTCAGACTGACCTAGAGAAGATGCGCGGTGAGTACCGCATGGAAGAGAAGTATATTGACTTCAGCAAGGCCAATGTAGACGCTATTGGAGAAGCATTCAAGCAGCAAGCCGAAGCCGACAAGAAGGCTTACAAGTGGGTTGCTTCTATCTCTGCTCTGGTTCGTCCCGGTATCACTTGGTTGCTCTTTGGTCTGTATACGGCTGTCAAGATCGTCACCATCATGTATGCCGTCAATAGTGGTTTACCCGCTATTCAGGTCATGCAAGAAATCTGGACTGCTGATGACTTCAGTATGCTGATGATGATTCTGACGTTCTGGTTCCTTGGTCGGAGCATTGAGAAACGTGAACCCCGCAATTGAACTATGTAAGAATGTTCTAGTCAAGCCCTTTGAAGGATGCGCTAAGGTTCTGCCTGATGGTAGGGTCAAAGCGTATCCTGATCCGGGCACAGGCGGACACCCGTGGACTATCGGCTATGGCTCTACTGGTCCTGACATCAATCCAGACACAATCTGGACTATGGAGCAGTGCGAGAAGGGCTTAGACGAGCACATGGAGTACTTCTATGTGGGTGTGATGAAGCTCTGTCCCGGTCTGAAGGATGAGCTACCCAGGCGACAGGCTGCTGTGCTGTCATGGGCCTACAACTGTGGACTAGGTAACCTTCGTATCAGTACCTTCAGGAAGAGGATCAACGAGAAGAACTGGGAAGAGGCTGCGCTGGAGTGTCTCAAGTGGGACAAAGCAGCCGGTAGAGTGCTCAAAGGATTGACTAGAAGGAGACAGGCAGAAAGCCTGCTGTTGAAATAATTAAGCCCCTGTCAAGGAACCTTAAATGGAACCTTGCAGGGGCTTTTTTTTTTATTCCGTAAAGAAATCTCCGATCAGGATTTCAATGAACGGTATCTTTATGATTAGACCAACAAAACAAACAACTTCTTCTTTGCCTTCCTCGTCTAACATACAGTACCGGTTGATCTCATTGTGTTCGATGTCGAAGCCGATACCGAGCCTGAACTGTAGGATGAAGTTCACGGTAGTTCGCAGGCTCCAGCCGTACAGGCCAAAGTCTGTGCTCCTTCTACATTGTCAGTCCTTTCAATGAAAGCATCCCAGTCAATCCCCGCAGGCATTGCAGCCTTCAGGCGTTCGTACTCCGCACTGTCGATCTCCTCATACGGTGCCTGTCGATAGGTTCCTCCGTCCATTGGCAGGAAAGACACGCCAGTGATCTTGTCAAAGTTGTCCCATACCCAAGCACCAACCTTAGGCCACTCTTGTTCCTTAACAGAGATGGTCACAGAAGGCTTGTGCTCACAGTAGTGTTCCTGATACAGCAGCCACAGACGCAGGTGCTTGATAGCATCCAAGTCCTCACGTAACACAGCACCGTCAGCCACAGCCACAGGGAAGCTGAACACTGTCGTGCTGTCAGACTTATAGAAGTCAGGCTCTGCCGGAAACCCTTGAGACTTCAGGAAGTCAGTGAGAGGGTCTTTGTTATCAGAACGAACCCGACGAATATAATACTTAGCGTGTTGA